AAGAGCTTTTAGCTTTCCGCTATTTGCTTCATCTACGATTTTAGCTTTAATAACCTTTCTGACCAGCATCATCTCCCCTTCTGAGCTTCGATATACTTCTCAATCGTTTCCTTTGAAACATTACCAATGGTTGCAACGAAGTATGAATGAGTCCACAATGATGGGAGTTTTAGCAGTTCAGGGAACTCCTGTCTTAAAATACGGGAACTCCTGCCCTTAATCTTCTTCACAATCTTGTGAACTGGAATTGTCGGGTAGGCTGAAATGAACAGGTGCAGGTGGTCTGGTTTTACTGCAAGTTCGAGAACCTTAATCCCCAGCTCTTCTGCAACCTCATAAATAATCTGTTCCAGTCTCTCCTTGATTTTCCCCACTAAAACCGGTTTTCTACGCTTAGGGCACCAGACCAAGTGATACTGAATTAGATACACCTTGTTTCTTGAATGTTGATAGCCGCTCATCTATAAACAATTAGTGTCGTTGTATTTAAACTTATCGACAGCCCGCCCACCTCCCCTAATTCATCTCACGGTTTTAACCGTGAGCTTTCTTAGCGACTTTACTGTAACTCTCAGCCTCATGCAATACAGTATACCAGCCCCACGGCCTCATGCCCTTAGTAGCTCCATTATCGGTGTGTTAAAATCGATCCTGATTTCTGCTCTGCAGTATGGACAGTATGCTCTCTCATCGAAACTCTCGATGTAAGTTTTTTCAGCTTCCTCATGCACAAAGTCTTGATATACTAAATCTATTACCTCATAGACAACGTAATATTTGACCTCGATGTAGTCAAGCTCTTTTCCACAAAACTCACATTTCATTATAATCACCTCCCCAGCATAGGTCTGTTATCAGATACTTCACAAAGTCAAAAATTACGCCGACCTCTGTCCCCGCCTCAAACTTTACGCCTCTATGTGTCACTTTTTCAAAACATATTTTCCCCGCCATCTTTACCACCTCCCCTTTTTGTTTTTGTTATTGAATAGTATGCAATAAGTCTTATATAAGCTTTTCGAATTTTAGTCATCATCATTGCACCTGCAAGTCTCACTCTCACCAATCTTCATTATGTCCAGAATTGCTTCGTATCTGCTTTTCATGTCATCATAAATTCGTTTAGCCTCTTCAATTTTGCCCTCCTTTATTTTTGCCGCTATGAGCCAACAATCGTATTCAAACCGAATAAACTTAAGCGGAAATACTATTACATACGCTCCATCTCTCTCATCATATTCAAAATAGAACTCGTCAAACAGACTTTTCAAAAAATTAACTTGCTCAGCAGTATAGCCTCTAAGTTTGCCGTAATCAGCTTTTCTCATTAAATCATATATTAATCTCATATCAGGCCTGGCTCTCCTCATATTTATCGCCCCTTGTAAATCTCGACCTCGTGTTTTCTCGGTATGCATCTATAAAACCAGACATCAGCTCTTCCATCTTTATACAGTCTTATTGACCCATTCAAACGTTCTGTTACTGCCTCACGCTCTCCCTCATCAATGTCGGTATATTCGTACTGTTCCATTATCTCCATTATTTTCTTATTAAAGACATTTCTCGTAATTTTTCGGTCTATATGCGTCAGCAAATCAACAAGCGTTTCTAAAAGGTCGCTGTTTATTTCATCATTCTCTACTAAATATTCAATCACTTTTTCCAGTGCTTCGCTTATTTCTTTCAGTTTAAATATCCTCTCTTCCCTCTCTCTTCTTACCTTCTCAACTAATTCTTCCCAAAAAATATTTTTCATCCTTCCTCACCTCCCTCTTTTTTGTTGTTTTTGTTATTGAATAGTATGCAATAAGAGGTATATATAGTTTTCGAAATTTGCCAGCTAACACATACTCCAGACTCCGTTAGTATTACTGCCCATCATCATCATACAGTTGCTCTGCTGAATATCACTAACTGCTACTACTACTCTTTACTCTTCAATCTCATCATCATCAATATTTTCCCTTTCTATCCCTACCTGTATATCACACTATATGCTGCATGTGACTGTTTATTATTTTGCCCCGGGTTTTTGTTTTCTGCCCGCTCGTTGCTTTTCTTGATTTTGTTATTTCTGCCGCATGCACACAAAACTGCAATTTATGCACACAAAAAACACATTATTGCACATACCAATATAAAAATGCACATCTACATTATAACTTCTTCCCAGCCCCTATCACTAAACAAAATTTTTCTAAAATACTTATCTGCATCGACTTCTTCAATCTTTTCCATCTTCATTTTCTCTTCCTTGCTCTTTCGCCCTCTTTTATCTTTATGTTTCTCCTCAAACTCATTAATTCCAAGCATAAAGCAATCTTCAATCACTCTGCTCTTCGGCATCTTATATTTCTCTGACAGCCTCTCAAGTTCCTTCATCGCCACAGGTGATAGCGTTATTGTCAAACTTATTCTGCTCGTCATCCTAACAGCCCTCTCGATATCAGATTTTCATACTCACTGAACCTATCAAACACGTGCACATCTTCACGTCTGAATTTGCTCAATACATAACATGCAATCGCAAGAGCATCAACTAAATCATCATGCATTCTTGCATCTTTCAGTATTCTCACTCTGCCATCTGAAGTATATGTTATCTTAAATGACTTGAACTGATACTTCAACTTTTCATCTTTAATCAGCCTAATCTTTTTATTCTCAATCAAGCTCTTAAGCAAAAAGTAAATCTCATTTCTTTCCCTCCCTGCCGCAGTTACTTCATACACGTTTGGCAATTTCTCCTTCAAAACATCAAATACCCCGGCTCCCATTCCAATACTATCAACTCCAAGTGCTTTAACATTCCACCTCAATGTCATTTCCCTTGCCCATCCTATTATGTCGCTCAGCGGCCTCTTGCCCCTCGTATACATTGCAACCATCTCTATCGTAGCATCATCAAAACTCACTCCCTTAGGTATTCTCACAACAACATAAGCACTTTCATCACTTCCAAACCTTGCAATATCGAGCCCTGCATAATACTCATAGCCCTCTTCAGCTTCTTTCATTCTACTCAGCACCATAACATCCTCGATATCTTTGTCATCAACAAGAACGTCCTCACTGCCCATAAACTCGGCCTCATACCAAATTCTGAACTCTTTTTCTGGTATTCTACTCCTTATGAACTCAATTTCTTCTTCCCTTATTCTGCCCTCCTTAACAGCTTCCCTCCATGTTACTTTAACTTTCTCAAACTCCGGGTCAACCCATGCATTCTTAAAATAGTTATCTGTATGCGGTGTTCCCAGCAATATAACCACTGGCTCGTGTTTATGCTTTGATGCAATCATTCTCAATATTCTTGTTCTAAACACCTCGTCAGGTATGCTGCCGGCCTCATCAACTATTAACACCGTTGCTCCAAATCCTAACAGCCCCTCTGGATTACCTGCACTCAAACAAATTACTTTACTGCCATTCACAAAATTTATCTCGTCTCTTCTGAACCCCCTTTTCTTATCAATTAAGCTATACAAAATGTCATTCGACACTATATGATTTCTTATTCTGCTAAACAAAATCTGCGATTGTCTAAATGTCGGAGCTATAACTACAATCTCCTCACCATCATACATTATTGCAAGCAAAATTGCCAGTATTGCTGTTGCTTCGCTTTTTCCAGCTCTCGTGCATGCTAAAAATATGTATTTCTTTTTCTCTCTTTTCAACACCTTCTTTATGAATTCCTCCTGATAGCTTGTCAATTTTATCGGCTCTCCTGTCTGTGCTATAAACATCCTCTTTACAAACTCGCCGAGATTCTCAATTATACGTTTATTTATACTATCACTCGCCATCGATTTCATCTAAAATCTCCCCAAGCAATATCTCTTTTCTTGCACTAATATCATACTCAAGCTTTTTCTCTTTTTCTTCTCTAATTTTCTCAAGTATTAGCAAAGCAGTTTCTATATTTTTTCTCGTCTCAGGTATTGCCATTCCTATCTGCTTCTCTAATTTCCTCAATAGCTTCAGTCTCTCTATCTGCTCCTTATATAATCTGAGCTTCTCATGATAAGTATCGACCTCTATTATTTTCTCGTCATCCTCGTCTGTCATAATTATAGTTCCGACCTCTTTTTCAAACCAGTATTTAACTGCTTTGTCAGTAACTTCAATACCATATTTATCTTTAAGTTCTTCAGCTATTTCATTCCACATCTTTCCTTCACTCAACCTCGTCGCTATCAGCACCTTTATTTCCTCTTTCCGTTCATCTGATATTTCATCCAATTCAGTTCTCGTTGTCATTTTACAACACCTCATCACATCAGTTTGACTTTGATACAATCCTCATACTCCAACCTCCTTGAATCTGTGCCTCTGCTCATAAACCTCAACCGCCAACATAAAATCTTCGCTATTGTATGTTTCAAGATATTTTTCTACAACATAATCAAGCATCTCTTTAACACCTCTAAGCTTCCTTTCTCCCAATATATTCATCCAATCGTTAGTCGCAATCCTATATGGGTCTGAGCTTTGTTTTCTCACATCTTCAGTTATAACATACATCGGCTCTCTGCCTACCTCATTGTATACCATTTTAACCAAATCCTCAAGTCTAATCCCATATCCAACACCGATATCATACACGTGTCTATCCACTCTCTCTACTTCTTCATGTCTAAGTAAATCTATAACAACTTCAGCAAAATCCCTCGCATATAACAAATCCATTTTCTTATCAGGACTACCAAATATTCTAAATGTCCTTCCTGCAACTGCATAACTTATCAATGTTGGTATTATTTTTCTTGTTGGCAATATCCTCTGTCTCTCGCAAAATACATGATGCACATAACTGCTCACTATAAACACATTCCACTTCTTTGCATACTCCTTTGCAATTCTCAATGCCATTTCTTTTGTTACGCTATATCCATCTGTAAATCCATACCCGGCAAACTCTATGCTTGTATGATATACCCTCGCATCTTTCATCTTAGCCAATTCATACACATTTCTTGCTCCCGTCAAATTATACATCACTGCAGTATCAAATAAAGAGCTCAGTTCCTCGCTTCCAAGCCAACCTCCAAAATCGTAAATTTCAACTACATCATATTCGCTTGCAATCGCATTTATCTGTCTTATATCTGCACTACTGCCATGCCTATATATCAGTTTATCCCTTTGTATATATCTCGCCCACTCCCTTAGCGGTGGCCTCGGGTCTAACACTATAACTCTATTTTTTCTTTCTAACAGCACATCCACAACATGACTTCCTATCTGCCCACATCCTCCTACAACTAATATGTCGCCCATACTACCACCACTTCTTATATATCTTCAACACAGCATCGGCCACTCTTTTCGCATCCTTTATGTCCATCCCAACATGCATAGGCAAACATACAACGTGTTTTGTAATCCAGTTTGCATTATCAATATTTCGTTCCACCTTATTTTTCAATCTCTCCCATACCTCTTCTTCATTTACTGCATATCTAACACTCGAATACCAAGCCTCTATATTATGCCCGCACATCAGCTCTTCTTCAAATATGTGTCTAAGAATTTTTCTGCTAATCACTGGACATTCATAATAATTGTAAGTCCAATTCGAATTCTCTCTGCTTGGGTCATACACATACAAATCCTCTTCATTAATCAATTTCTTATATGTATCAAACACTCTTTTTCTCTTTACAGTATCAGAATTGTAATATCTCAACTGACTCAATGCAAAACCTGCATTAAATTCACTAAGCTTCCAGTTGTTTCCCACAACATGACACATTTTTCCAATCCTTCCTATATCAATAGCTATTCTGCACCATTCATCAATTTCTTCGTCATCGGTCATTATTGCCCCTCCCTCTCCTGCTGCAACAATTTTAGTTGATGCAAAACTAAGTATGCCATCGCCACATAACTTCTGAGCACTTCCAAAACAATGTGCTACATCATTCAATATTCTAAACTCAATCCCCTTATCTGTCAGCTCATCTATAATCATCTTCTCATACTCTCTACTATACCACCCAAATAACCAAACTGGCATAACAACTGTCTTCTTAACTTCATTTTCTTTTATTGCTTTAATCAAATCGTCTACATCCATAATTATCAAATCCTTCCTGATATCTACTGGAATTATTCTCATTCCAAGTCTCTCTGGTATTATCCAATCGCTTATGAATCCAACTCCTTGAACACATACAGTATCAAACCCCAAAATATCTCTATAATACTGCAATAAACATTCTATTGCACTTGTTCCACTACTCGTGGCTATACAGTATTTCTTCTCATGTATTGTTTTCACTACATCTTCTAATTTTCTGCATAACTTCCCATTACTTATTACTCCCTCTTCAAATATTTCATCCAAATACTCATTGAATACTATTCTCATATCGTTATGCATGCTCACACGCCAAGCTTTTATTACCTTCACATACACCACCTCCTCTTGCCTTCTTTATTTTATATACAATCTCATAACAATATTCGGTTAACCTGTCATCGAAAATTCTATTTACTATATCGCATACAAAATTTGGAATTATTACATACCTCCAATCATTTCTCAAACTTACTGGCATAAGAACTCCCACGCCAAACTTATCAACAATTTTATATCCAATTCTCATTATGTCCTCTTCAAAATCCTTGCCTGCATCATACCTTTTTCTTATTCCCAAAGCCTTTGCAAACTTAACGCTTACATTTCTCGAATTCGTTATGCAAACATACGCTATCCCATCATCCTTTAACCAATCGTATATTTTTTTCAGCATCTCAATTCTTTTTTCCCTATCAAACAAACACATAAAAAACATACACACAATGACATCAAATTTTCTATCGATATCAACCTTAAACGCATCATCGCAAATCACTACATCTGCAATTTTTCTGAGTTCACTGCAAAGTTCTGAATCTATCTCAATTGCATATATTTCATCGAATTTTTCTCTTACTGCTTTCAGAATTTCTCCTTCTCCTGCCCCAATATCCAAAATCGAGCCTCCATACTCGCTTCTTATAATATCCTCAATAACTTTGTGATGAAGTCTTTCAAAATATTTCCTCCTGTATTTATCGCTCCACCTCACTTTCATCACCTCCATCAAATCTCATTATATCATCATATCTGTATTGCACAACTTCTATAAAATGTTTTGCTAACCTCTCCCCTATAACGTGCTTCAACTCTTCATATTCTGCATTCACAACTCCTTTCACACTACCAAACACCTTAAGCATGTCTTTGCCAGTTTTTCTTCCTATTCCATTAACTGCACAAATCATATCTTCAGCTTCTTCTCTAATGTCTCTATTACTTTTCTTACAAATGTGCGGTCTACTCCATTCTTTTTGTTCACCTACTTTCTTATCTATTGTCTTAATCAGAGCCTCAAAAGCATCCTCACTCGGCAGGTATATTACTCCTACACCTTTTCTGAGTATTGCAAGCTGAGTTCCAATCCACCAACTCAATGACATTTTCAAAAATCTTGCTCTCATTCTTTTGTAAATATTCCCATGTATTACAAGCACTGGCTCATATCCATAGTTTTCCTCAAGCTCGATTAGTCTGTCTAATTGTTTCCATAATCTACCACTTCTTACTGAAGCAATTAAATCTTCAAGCGTTTTTCTCTCAATTGCATACTTTCCATATTCACCTTCCACTATATAATCTACCTGTATATCTTCAACTCTGTCTCCAATCTTTCTAAATTTTTCGGGCTCTCTCGAATCTACTATAATCATGTCACCTCACCGTCCGCTATATCCATCAATTATGCACCTCTCGAAATGTCCGCAATAATCGCATAACCAACTAACCTTTGCCTCTGGCACTTTATTGTTCTTTATTGCATCCTCAAGCTTTTCTTTCTTCTCAATCATCTCTTTCAAAATCTGCTCTTTATCACCAGATAACGTAAACACATGCACTACACTTTTCTTATTCGCCACGTCAATATATAAAACTGCCCCATACCTCACATCAATTCCATAAATAGCATAATACATTGCAGCATAATACTCTATCTGCCTTATATGATGCTCGTAAGGTGAGCTCGGTATTTTTCTCGTTGTTTTCTTATCCAAAATTATTAGCTCATCGCCTATATGCAAAATTTCGTCAATCGACCCTTTGATTCCTTCAAACTCTATCTCAAACTCATGTTTATCGCTTAGCTTTATCTCATGCAATTTCTTTCCTATCCAAAGTGTAAGCATTGATTGCTCATCAAACCCTGAAATGTCTTCATCCGATGTAAACCCATATTTTTTGCTGTAATATGCTCTTCTAATGCAGTTATATACCAAATCTGTTACATGAATTTCATTCCTCCTATCATCCTTCAGCTCTTCAAGCACTTTCCTCAAAAAACTAAATTTAATTTCGTTCTCCAAATCCTTCATTCTCTCAGCCTCACCCATTCCTTGCCATCATCGGTTTTAATTATCTCTATTTTATCTCTGACTTCATCAAGTTTAATGCCTCTTGACATTATCAGCTCTATAAATGATTTCATTCTCATTTCACCAAGCGTCTTCAGTTTATCAATCACATAATCAATCTCTGTCTTTGCTGTAATCTGTCCCTTCTTAAGTATTTTATATTCAAACACATTCAGTTCATAATCATCCTTCCACTTTTTGACTCTGCCTCTTGCCCTTATTACATCTCCTACATCGAAATCAATCTTATTATTCGTGCTCGGCCTTAACATGATATACGCAAAACCTGTCTCATCCCCTACCTCTGCACTATGCAAATATAGCTCAGTCTTATCAACATCGCAATCACAATTTTTTCTGTTGCATTTCGGACAGCCCATGTATTTTATCACATCATAAATTCTCGTTACTATTCCCTCAATTTCAACAACTTTATTGACATACGCAGGCAACTCTTTAATTTTCACTTCTTCAGCACTCACTCCAGAAACTCTCTTTCCTCTTCCGTGTTCTTTTTCATACAATCTCCTTACCAACTCTATGTTCTCTGCCATATGTGCATAATCCGGATATTTCTTCTTGAACCACTCCTTCATTTTCTCTATGTCATCGCTCATGCTTATACCTCCATTAGAGCATTTTCCCCGTCTTCACATGTATTAATGCAAGCTCTGCCTCCTCAAGCTTAATTACTATCCTCGTCTTTGCATTTCCTCCCTTCGTGCCTTCTGACATTGATAAAAACACTCCGTCCTTTGTCTTCTCTATTCTGAAATTCTTCCACCTTCCCGTCTTCTCATCATACCTATACAAACTTACCTCCTCATTCATGTTATCACCTCCTCAACTTTTTTATATTCATCCAAACACACAATACTACAATTTTTAACATTCTCCAATATTTTACACACATCTGTCTCATTCAATCCATACTTCTCAAGTATTGCATCTATCCTTGCTATGTATCTCTCATTGTAAACAAAATATCTCATTAACAAAACTATGTCAGCCAATGATATTCTAATTATCATAAACGAGCACCTCCTGTTTATTTGTATCTATGCTATCGAGTATTCTTTTTACTGCAGCATAAATCTGATTTTCCCAGTAATACCTGTAGTTCAGTTTTCCTCTAAACTCTTCAACACCCTTCCATGTCACTGGCTCAACATCCTTTCCTGTATACACATACTTTACTTTTCCATCCACAAACTTATATCCCTTCTCTTCTGCCTTCCTTAATGCTCTAACATGCGGAGCGTTTACTAAATACTCACCCAATTCTCTGTAGCCCTTAGCTATAACAAGCATCTCATCAAATTCCCCTTTATACAATCTATTCTTTATGTCGGCTAAATACTTTAATATCTCCTCCTTAGTTCTACCCTCAAACACCATCTTAATCACCTCCTTCTGAACAATTTTTGCCAATCTACACCAATCCGACCTTCTCACTTCAAGTCCCCTAACTATCTCATTCCCATCAATAGTTATGCCCCAGTATCTCTTTTTCGCCCCTTTCTGTCCACTTTTGATAAACAATATATACCTAAACACAGCCTCAAGCTTAACCTCATAAGGCCTGATATATCTGTTAATCTCCTCTTCAACCAGTTTCGCCACATCAACTATTTTGTTGCTGTCTCTAACAACTTCTGATATACTTATGAATATACTGTCTGTATCTCCATATACAACCTTTCCAAAATATTCGTTAGCAAAACTCTTTATTTTCTCAATTATTTCCCTTCCCTTCTTAGTTACTAATTCTGCCTTCTTCTCGTTGAAATACCTCGAATACTCATTGCCAAACATCCCATACAAGCTATTTGCAAACACTTTCTTAACGTTCTGCATTACATCATATTTTACATTTCCAGTTTCTTTGTATAATCTCTTGAGCTCACGCCTCTCCTCAAGCAATCTCTTGATTATTGCAGGTAAAATCTCTCCATTCGCTCCGTCAATATCAATGTTCTCGTTCACTATTATGCTCGGATACATCGACGCAACATCATAATACGCTATCCACTCATGCAATCCATACTCAGGCTCAATTATGTATGCACCAACATATCCTTTCTTTACTCCTCTCTTAACATTCTCCAGCACAAATCCAAGTTCTCTTGCTCTTTTCAGTATCAAACTGTCTGCAATCTGAACCGGCGTGAGCATGTCAATTGTCAAATTAACTGACTTTGCCATTTCGCACTCCAAATCTGTAAACCCATACTTCCTATCAATTTCTCTGCATAGCTCTGCATCATACAAATTATACTCCTCAAGCTCTTCTCTTGTCATCTCACATACTCTTTTCTGTCTTTCTTTTACTTTTTCAAACTTCTCATACTTACTAATTTCTGCAAGTGAATAGCTCTCAAGCCCTTTTATAACCGACTTATACCTGCTCAATAAATCAATGCTCTGAACATATTCAAGCCACTTACTCTTTATTCCAAGTTTTTTAGTTCTCTCTAACAAATGTCTACAATCAAATTCAACATTCCATCCTGCAAATACTGTCTTCACATCTGCCTCTAAATCTGAGATAAATGCTTCTAACATCTGCCTTTCGCTATCATAATCATTAACGTAATACCAATTTCCTCTGCCTTTCTCGTCATACACCGCAATGCTAACTATTTTATCATGCCCATAATTGACTGGCATTCCATTACTATCATCCATCTCAATATCAACATAAACTATGCAACCATCAAAATTCACTTTATACTCTCCATCCACAAGCAACCTCCTCACATATGGTATGTCAGCCTCATACGTTTTTATTCCTATCCTATCCATCTCGTCTCTAATTTTTGCAACCTGTGCTGGCTCTTTACACTCAAATTTCCACACTCTATTGTTTGATAAATCTTTTAAATTTGTCTTCTGAACATCGTAAACATTGTCTTTTATTTTATCAACTCCTCTTTCTTCGATAAACGCATAAGGCAATACATCTGTTTTTAGTGCCCTTAACTTACCCTCAAAAACTCCACTCAGCATTATGACATCATTCACAAAATACTTTATTGCACTATTGAACATTTCCACTCACCTCATCAAACAAATTCTCCAACCATCCGTCAGTCATAACATAATACATGCACTTTCTCATGTCATCATATCTGCATATCCCGAGCTCTTTCAATCTTCTACACGAATAGCAATAATATCCCTTTCTCTCCAAAAAACTCAATTGATACTCTGTCTTGCTTTCGTTATAATCGCTTGCCAGTTCAAAAACCTTCTTAGTTTTTTCAACTCCCCACGCCTTTAACAAAAATATTGCAATAGCCACTCTGTAAATGTGTTCAAGTTCTCCTGTCTCAATCATCGTCTCTATCCCCTCTCTCACACACAACGGTAACTCTGAAAGTTTCAAATCAATCTGAATCCTAACAACACAGTTCCTTCTCTCCCTGCCGTCCTTCTCTCTGAACACCTCATCCATCTCTGTGAGCTCATGTGCCAGCCAATCATTGTAACCGTTACAGTCACTAATTCTCCTCATTACTGTTCCTGTCTTCGAGTTTATTGTCGCAGGTATTCTTGCCATCCTTCTGATATCTCCAACAACACTCTTATCAACATAGTCCATTATGCCAATATCAGAAACCCATTTTCTCACTACGCTCCCATAATGCTCCAATCTCACAACATCAAAATCTATGTATACATGATAACCCCTGCCACTATCATACAACCTATACTTAATTCCTTTCCCATCTAACACATCAATAACTCTGAAAATATTTTCTTCTGCACCATTTTCGTTCTCATGCCCATCCACATCTAAAAATATAGTGTCAAACTGTCTCCTTCTTATCTGCCAATTTGCAAAAATTGCTGAATAGCAATCTACGCCTCGATTTTCATCAATATAAGAAATCAAATCGACTTCATCCATCGCATTTCTTCTGTATAATCCTACTTCTCTTGCAAATATTTTTCCTACTCTGTTTTTCCTTGCCCAAATTTCAAACTCTCTAATCATACTCATTCATCCTATCAATCTCTGCCTTTGTAAATACTTCGCTATACTCTCTATCATCTATGTCTATGTAGCCTAAATCTGTTATTTTCGCAGCAGTCGCTTTAGACCATTTCTCCACGTCTTCTGCCCTAACAAGCCAAAACCTCCTGTAGTTCTCAAGTCCCTTCTTTTCTCTTGCGTCCATGTATACTATCCTCTTTCCAATATGCTTCAATGCTCTTCCACCTCTTACCTCAGCTCCCCGCTCATATGGATTCGCTGGATTGTCACTCGCATGTGCTGTTGTAATAACAATCACATTATTTTCTTCCATGATTCTTGCCAGCTTCAGCATCATTATGCTCAATGCAGAGTCCTTGGCCGGATGCGACTGTTGCTCTAACGTAAACTCTCTAATCGGCATTGTAACACTGTCGATTATAACAACATCTATATTCTTCTCTTTTATCACGTCGTCAATTGTCTTTATTTTTTCTTTTCTCTTTATGTCTTCATCTATTGTCTCAACTATTCTGAACTCAAGCTTGCCTTTTTCCTTCTTGCTATCTGCACTCCTGAACACAATCCCAGCTCTGTAACCTAAAAACTCAAATAGACTCTCGATTCCCTTCCTTGACTCTATATACATTTTGCCCTTTTTCTCAAATCTTGCACTGAACACCTGAGCCCACTTTTTCACAAACTGATATATTCCACCTTCAGTATCTACATACAGCACATTCAATCCATTATGCATGAACCAAAATGACTCCTGCACCATTAGCAACGTCTTACCCACATTCGGTTTGCTGTAAATCACAAAAATCTCATCGCTATTATACGGACACACTCCAAACAATTCGTTCATTGCATTTAGACTGCTCCTCACTTCTTTTATTTTGCATCCGCTCAAAATATCATCAAGTTCAAACATTTTCATCAGCCTCTCTGCATGTTTACATCTTTTCCATACTGAAAAGCCTCTACAACTACAAAACAATCTCCCTCTATGTATGCTCGTTGCGTATGTGCTTTCTGTTCCATCAATAATAAAATATTTAACAGCTCTGCCATCATACGCATCAACTAACTGTGATTTCGCCGTTTCCCTCATCATAGTCAATAACCGCATATCTTCCGATTTTCTTCTCAAACACAAGCATCTTGTATTTTATGCCATGCCTGTCGAGCACGCTCTTTGCAAAAACACATTGCAGTATGCCTCCTCCAAGCAACAAATATACTTCGTCTTCCTCGTCATACTCGCTGATAAACTCTTTTACATTATTCTCAATCTCTGCATAAGTCAATCTTACCTGTCTCTCGTTAGCATAATTCGTTATCAATGATTCGCTGAGCCTCTTTATCTTTGTAATCATGTCATCCCCAAATGTCTTGATTATCTCAGCCGGTATGTTTTTATTTATCACGCACGGAACTAAAACCCACCTCCTCATTATACCACCTCATACACCTGAAGCAACAATCACAAACATTAATTCGTTCAACTTCTCATACAACGTCAGTTTTGTAAGCATGTTAGCATTCGATGCCCATATTCTTTTACTGATGTCGCTATATACGTCTCTCAATGTCAATCCATCACCATCAAATCCATACTCAGCTCTTCTCAGCACATCAATATAATACTTCTTTGGCAATATCTCAAGTCCTTCTTTTAGTGCCTGCAAATAATGTCTTGCTCTGTATTTATCAAGCTCATTAAGCCAGTCTCTGTATTCTTCTGCCTTGCTTAGAACTGCATCCATTATAGCATTTAGATGTGCAACAAGACTGCCACTGTGCTTAGTATGTCTTCTGTATACATCTCTTACTCTAAAAACTGCATATGATTCTTCGCCAACATCTACTATAACATCTATTCTCAAAGCAATTGTTGCATCCACAGAATTGTGCACAACAATTCCAACATCGTTCTTCACTACAAATCCATGATACCTTGTTCTGCTCTTTATGTCCTCATACTTGTAACCTTTCTTCTCGCAATATTCTTTGACTATCTTTTCAATCTGCTCATTCGGAATCAATTTGTAATTCCTTCCTACAATAGCCAAAAACTCACCATCTTTAACAATCGCCTTATACGGTATTGTGTCGCCTTTATACTTCAAAAACTTCTCTGCATAATTATACTCACGCTCAACTTCTCTTTCCACCTCAAACTCTACTACTAATTTCCCGACCTCCTCGCCCGCCATCCTTTTCACCTCCCTTTGTTTTAGTTATAATAAAGCTTAAGGTGTATATATAGTTTTCGAAATCTGGCCGCTCTAATATGTCCTGACTTTTGGCATTTTTATAGCTCTAACCATTTCCTCAAGCTCAAGTATTCTTTTTTCAATCCAATTCAGCTGCTCTCCTATCCTCAATGACATCTCACTCTCAGGCACTGCAAATAATCTTCTTTCATTAATCAACAAATCTCTAACTACAAGCAATCTGCACAGCTCCTTAACAAAAGCCGGTAAATCATCCCTTCCATACGTATATGTAACTTTCACCTCTTTGCCTGCCTGCAAAAACAAAAATCTGTTTATGAACAATATGCCCTCATGATAATCAACCCAGTAATCTCCTTGCAATCTTTTCTCTACTCTATTTCCTACCCACTCCTCCCACTCCAAGCCGTTAAACAATAACAAACTGTCTATTCTCTTCACATAGCACTTAGATAAAAACACAGGTATTCCAACTCCAAACCATATGCCTCCTTTAAACTTTGTCAAATCGTGATACTCAGTCACAGTCTTCTCCTCGCCATTATAGCACGTATCTGATATGTAATCAATGTAATCCATCTTCTCACGTATCAAGTTAATCAAAAATTCGTCGCTATACTTATTGACTCCCAACCACGCTCTTATCTCAGCAGGCTCAACATACAATGCCATAATCATTACTCGTCTCGAAATACTTAAAGTTTGCCGTTAAACAAACAAAAAATAAAAAATAAAAATAACACTTAATTCTTTACTGTAAATCTCTCAACTTTCCTTGATACGGCAACGTTCTGCAAACCAGCTCTCCAACTATTCTGTAAGCACCTTTAATCACAAACTTATTCAGTAGTAGAAAGTCCCTCGTCTCAAAATATTCCACTGGCCTCAACACCGATATAGCCATCCTCGGCAATCCATATCCTTCTGGGTCTGAAGTATCAAGTGCATATATTCTGTGTATTCCATCTCCATCCTTAGGTACATCAACGCTCCTAATCAGTGGCAATCCATACAGTGCGGCAACCCTTATTCCTGCATCAAGTCCCTCCGCACTCTGTATACCGTTAATACCAAACTGCACTTTTGTCTCACTCATCGGCAGGTATCTTATAAAGTTCATGTATATGCCCTGAATCTTCGCATATGTATCAGGCCCAGTTAATATCACATTCGTATTTGCACCAGCTTTCTTACATTCATTCAACAGCTCTCTAATCAGCTCATCTGTCAAATCTCTCAGAGTTCCTGAATTATGCAAAACCTGTGCATTTGCCCATGTATTAGTCTGTCTGTTTATTCCGTAAATATTTGCAAGTGCTGGGTCTTTACCCTGACTATCAAGTTCATCTGCTGAACCGCAAACTCTATCCACAGACTCAAACATATATCCTGCCGGTGTCTCAATATCCTTAAGTAATTGTTTATTAAGCAGCTTCGCAAATTCTACTCCCATTTCAGCTCTTACCTGATTTACACTGCCCCACACATCATCAAGTCCTACCTCAACCAGTGCTTCAACCACATCGCTAACCTCAAAAGTAATAACCTGCACCTTCGGATTTGCCTTAACTGTCGCTATCTCAGGCCTAACAGCACTTGGTAATGCTGAAGTCTCACTTATTCCAAGCGTGTTTTCAGTCGTGCTCAATCCAGTCTTAACTCTCCATCCTGACCTCGGCCATGTAGTTTTCGGTAGCATTCCAAACACATTTGCTTCCTGATTTATCTGTGCCCAAACATATGCTCCATAAACCTGATTGTAAATTGCAGTTCCAAGTCCTGTGCTTATTTCTCCTGCAGCCTTCATTATTTCAACTACGTCAGCAAAATCGACAAACGGATGCCCTGACAGTCCCATGTAAAACATCTCTAAATCTCTAATCGTTAACGGTCTAACCCCGGTCATATCCCCTCACCTCTCAACACTTTCTTTAATTTCTCCTCAATCTCACCAACAGTCGCCTTTCCCTTCAACACGTCAGCTATGAAACTGCTCATTCCGCTGTTATCATTCTTAAATACTTCAGTATCTTTGTCAAGCTCTGGTCTCGGTGTAACAACGGTCTTCACTGCTCTCTTCTTAAATTCATACTCTGGCTCTCTCTGCACATCTGCAGGCTCGACATCAACTTTCTGCCCTGTCACAGTAGCACTTGGCTCTCTTGGCTTATTTGCCCTATCCTCTTCAACTTTCTTATTTTCCTCTTCTGGCCTCGGCAGTCTTTTTTCTATTTCTTCAAGTGCTTTCATTACAGTCTCCTGAATTCCTCTATTAACATCAACGACTGATTTAACTGCACTTGCAAGCTCTGAAACGATTTCAGTAATCTCAGATAGTTTCATCATAAGCTCGTCAACTTTACTTTCCAAATCATCACTATTAACTACTTGTTCCTCTTCAACGTTAGTCTCTTCAACATTTTCTTCAATCATTTCATCCGCTTCTCTTTCATCAATCTGTTTTCTCACTTTCATATTATTAATCCTCTGTTAACTGATATATATACTTTTTCCTCATACTCCGTATTTTTTCTTCATTTCACTTACTGATTTCTTTATCAACTTCACTGTCTTCATTATGTCCCTCATGCTTTTCTCATATTCTGCCTTAAGTTTTCCACATACTTTCTTTGCTGTTTCCTCATCATACCTTCTTCTCATTTCTCTCATGCACTCATCCCAGTTTTTGAATCCTGCAAAAGGCTTTCTTACATCAATCTCGCTCTCTTCATCGCCTCTCCTGTCTTCCTCTACATTATCAAATATCACACCCAAAACTGCAAACATCTCGTCAAACTTATCAAGCACATTCTTAACTTTCTTCTTCTCATCGTCGCTGAGCTCTCCATATCTCTTTCCGTATATCGATATTGCCACGCTGTCTCTAAATTTGTCTTTAACTGACTTGCAAATGTTGCATAATATAATGCTCTCCTTCTTCTCATAGAATTTATTTATATCTTCACCTGCTATATTGAACTCTTTTAGAATGTCAATTACATTAATTTCAGACTCTCCCTTAGCAAAGTAATTTATTTCCTCTATTATTGCATACTGATTTGCAGGTTTCTCAACTACACTAATCTCAGTAAGCTCAATGTCTTTCAAAATTGATATTTCCTTTTCAACTCCATTCTCTTTTTTCTTTAATATCTTTTGTTCTCCTGTGCCACCGATAGAAAATCCCTTTATTTTTCCGTTCTTTATCATCTCCCACACTGCATCGTCTATTTTGTATCCTCTATTTATCTTCGCCAAAATCTTTACTCCATACCTGCCTGTCTCTGGATGTTTATCAATCCACCAGTTAAGAACCTTTCCTACTTTCTTATTCGAATGTCCATACACCAAATCTCCGCCTCTGTCCATGAACTTTATCATCGCTTTCCTGAGCTCATCTACTGGCACTATGTCTCCTTGAGAGTCCTGTATCTCTACACTACACCATCCTATTACAAGTCTTTCGTCCAAATCAGTAATTTCTATGTCATTCATATTATTATCTCCGCACCAACTTATATTTAAAGATTATCTCAACAATCGTATCCATACTCTTTAAGCTTTTCTCTCCTCTCATTAAAATACTGAATGAACTCATAAGCTCTATGATATGTTTCAACTATATTGACTCCCTCGACTGCATCCACAGCATCCCTAATAGCATCATCTGCACTATCGCCAAGCCCTATTGCAGTAACTACAACATTATCCTCAACTGGCACCCACCAAATCCTGTCCTTCGCTTTAATTGCTCTTCTAACAGCTATCTTATCAAAGTTTTCTGCTTTTATTTCTTTCCATTTGATTTCATCAGTATAAACTGGCAATTGAACACTATATCTGCATCTGAGCCTTATGTCCACATCATCACCCATTGCAACTCCAGTAACCACATCTGCATAATTATCAATCATCCTCGGATATGCATAGCTACAAACATAAGGATATCTCGGTGTCGGGTCTGTAACATATACTTTATTTCCATCCCAGAATCCCTCAAATGCAATCATTCCTCTATATCCATTCTCTCTAAGCCAATCTTCAATTTTCATAAGCACATCAAACCACGGACTTTCCCCTATTTTGTTAGCAACAGTATAATTTCCGCACCACTTCATTTCAACAGTATCGAAAACTATGTCCAAAAACTCCTCTCCATTAAAAAATACATCTACTCCAATTTCCACAAATCTATCATGCTCCAATGGCTCTTCAAGTATAAATGTCATTGCATCTCCAAACATATACATCCCACTCATCATCAGCTTAATTTCTGCTTCATCTGGGCTATCTGTAGCAAACGTTTCGCAACTTCCTCTGAATCTATTTATCTTCACATACCTCTTTCCCAATCTCTTTATTCCATCAACAACTCCTGAAATTCCTTTTACAACCTCATATGCAGGTGTATCTATTCCCAATCTCTCCATCACTTTCTTGAAATATACTCTATCAAACTCAATTTTCTCAGTAAGCTCATCGCTACCAAACACATAATATCCATTCTCCCTTAACCAATCTGCCAGTGCTCCGAATCCACTATCAGTAAACACTATATAATCACAGCCTTCTTCAAGTGCTTCACCAAAATCCCACACCTTCTTTATGTTTTCAAATCCGTATCCATCAATTTCACTCTCCAAGTCTGGAAATGCTCTTGCATGCACTACCGAATAATATGTCTCATACTTTTTTGCTATTCCAAATGCATGGTCTAACCCAATATTTGTGCTTATTACCAACACCTCATCACTCATTCCCACCACCTCAAATCTTTCTCATACGCTCTTATAATTATACACCTACAACCCGGATGCACGTTATATCTGTCATACCCTCCATTATATTGCTTCAGTATTTGCCTCAACTCGTCTATCGTTACTCCTCCGGCTGTCAAATTTTCTACCTCTTTACACTTCTTACAAACATTACTATCTCCCTCACTTTTCCATTTGAATTTTCTGACTCTCGTTTTTTCTAAATATGCAATTTCTCTTGCCTTATTTGCAATATTTGCAAGTTCTGTCATTCCTATCAGCTCAGCCTTACTCCTGTCCAATCCTGCCTCCCTAACAAGTCTTCCTACAACATGCTCTTTGTTTATCCACCTCTGTTGCAACACAGTCTCCAGCAGTATCTCATTAACTCTTTTCGACTGCTCATCAGTCAAGCCACTATATTTCTTCCAAAAACTCATGTCTATCAGGGCTTTTATCCTCTCTTTTCCATAATTCTTTATTGCTTTGTGCAATCCCCACTTTAATATTTCTAAATCATCGTTGTCAGCAATTATTGTAAACCACTCATACGGAATTTTCTTCAACTCAAAAATTTTCTCTTTCATACTCACCTCCTCGGCATTTCTGGCTCTCCTTCAAATCTTTGCATTCTTCTGCTCGGCCTCGACCTGCTCGGCTCTCCCTCTAACTTTTGTTCAGGCTCCGGTATCAATTTGCCTCCCTCGCCTACCACTCCTACAACCTCATCCATTCCTTCTGCATGCTCCTCACTACTTTCCAATTCTCCAACTCTTTCAGTATTGTCTCCTTCGGTCTTCTTTTCCAATAATGATATAAATTCTTTCAACAGTGTATCTGGCTCAATAGTTAGACCATATTTATCTGCAATCTCTTTCAAAAACTTCTTCAGCTTTTCTTCTGGCTCTAACTCTGCATACTTGAAATCAATTCCATCCTCTCCTTCAACCATTATTGGCTCATAACCAAGTCCTTTCATTCCGCTTGCAATCTGTATCCTCATTAATATTCTCTGCAACTGTGATGCCAAATCCTTTTCCTCATGTGGCTTAAGCTGTATAACCCAATCATTTATTCCAAGCTGTCTACACAACCAAGGCAGCACCTTATTATTGTATATATTCTGCTCAACTTCAATTGCTCTATTTGTTACCGTTATTTGCAAGCCCTCATTTGCCAATCCTGTTCCTGTGCTAACGTCAGCATGAAACAGTGGCATTACTCCCCAAACTGCACCTATACTTCTTCTCAACTCATTTCTATACTCTATGAAATTAATATCATCGCTCTTAAATGTAAAATCTATCCACTCAACAACTCTTTTGCTTGAATCAGTCCCTTCAACTATCAGCGGATATATTGCATGCGGATTTATCCTCGCTTTCTCCATTAACCACTCCCATGCTTTTGCAACTGAATTCATGTTCCCTCTAACAACCAAAAGCCCTTTTGGCGGCCTCTGCAAATGATAGCTCATCATTATAAACCAATCCTGCTTCATCAATATCATCGCCTTCATCCATACAGTTATTACAGGTGGAAATCCGTATCCTATTCCCTGTGTAAACTTCTTGAAATGCAACACCTCGCCATTTGTATAGTATAACGTCCTCCCTCCTTTGAACATCTTGAAATATGCTGGATACATTATCTTTCCGCACTTAGGACATCTAACTCCTCTTTCAACTTCTTCTTGAGTATATTCATAATGCACATCCCTATGCTCCAAACAAAATACTACTACCCTGCCATCATCTGTTACTCCCATTCTGCCATCCCTGCTCATTACAAAATACAACGTTAACGGGCTTCCTCTAATAACTTCAATCGGCTCAGCACCAATAACTCTTCCGTCCTCATCAAAATAATATTTCTTAGTTACAACAAGAAATGCATTATCAACGATATTCAAATCATAATCACATGACATCAACACATCAATTAAACTCTCATCATTCAAATTCGCATCCTTGACAAATTTTTCAAGTTTCAATTTCTCTCTATTGTCAGGTCTTCTGAAGCTCTTTGAGCCACAAACTTCACACTCTTTTACCTCCTCATTCTCATACTCTGCACCGCATGCATTACATTTAACTGCAAATTTTCTTTTTATGATTATTCCGTTCCTAAACGTTTCCCAAACTATTGACCTGACAATCGTTCTTATTACATCACTGTAGAAAAACATGTCATAAGCAAACCTGAAATGCAACGGCAGCATCGGCACTTTTGCCACATCATGCACTCCTACCTGCACGAAACTGTCTACTGGCCTCGTTAATAGTGGACTAACACCACTTCTATCCTCAGATTTCTTTGCCAATCCTATAGTATTACGTATCGCATCTACAAACTTCATTGTTATCACCTACACACACTTAACTATATGCTTTATTGTTACTGCATTTTTCATTTTCGTCTGGCATCATACTTAGAAATGCAACTATATTCCTCATATCATTCAAGCACTCAATTGCTATGCTACTCAAAATGCTTCCAATAAGTGCACTTGCCTCAATATCAAGCAAACACTCTGCAATTAACTCGTATTCTTCTTCATCATCATTCAGTTTTTTCACCTTTAGAACCTCAAATTTCACTCCTCCATAGCTAAATTTTTTGTTTTTTATGCTCGGACTAATCTTTACTAATCTCAATAAAACGTCTCCTGCTTCTGTTACATAAATAATTTCGTCTCCCAAACTTATCACCTCTTCTCAATCAAATCAATCATATATATCCACGTCACTGGTCTATCATCATCAGCTCCAAAGAATATAAACTTATTCACCGGCTGCAACCCAAGCCTCTCTGAATATGAGTCCCCGCTAAGCATCGTTCCATTGCACATAAGCATTATATCATTATGCTGCAACATCAAAACAGTATGAAAATGCCCTATACACATTACATCAAAATCCTCAAATATGCCACCGCTCTTCCACCTCATCGCCTTGTGTATCATTCCATAAACAGGTATATTGCTATATGCCCTTATAGCATCTCCATGCGTCAATAAATATGCCCAATCCTTTACATATGCCATGCAATACCAGTCATTTTTTGCTTTATGCATGTTCACCTCAACATTATTTGTATCTGCAAATCTATCCTCAAGCCTCTTATATACAATCTTGTCCCAATTGCTCCTCTCACTACCTGCAGTTCTTCCATGATTGCCTCGAACACACCAAACTTTTATCTGTCTAAAATTCCGCTCAAGAGATTTTATAAAATTATACAGACTACTGACAGCAATATCCACTGATTCATCTACATCCTTCTCAACATTATATCCATGTCCTCTGTATATTTCCTCGCCGTCGACAATATCCCCAAGCATAAAAATATTTAGTTCCCTCAGCTTGTGGCTTCTGTTTACTATTCTCTTCACTTTCAGTAAATTATGTCTGCATACTTCTATTCTCCTCAGATACTCATTTGTATCATAACTGTTTGTCTTTCTTCCAATATGCAAATCACTCATCAATAATATACAACTCTCAGTCATGCAAACCTAATTATTAAATTTGCCACTATCGCAAACAACAACATCAACGCCGTGCCAAGAATCTTAAAGTATGTATTATGCCTCTCTATGACTATTTTAATACAATCAAGCTCATTATTCATCTCACTAATAATCTCACATAAAGAAGTTATTTTTTGTGCCATATCATCTATTTTCTGCTCAAGTTTACTCGTTTGCACTATCAATTTCTTTATGTCATCATGATTCGCCTCAAGCATTTTAACTCTCTCATCCAGCCTCGCAATACTATCATCGACCAAATCGTGTCACCCCCTCTGACTTCATCTTAGCAAACCATACCACTCTATCAATAATATTCTTAACTTCATTGCATGCTCCAGCCTTCTTTTCTTTCTTCTTTACTTTATATCGTCCACTTTCTACTGCCTCACGTATTTTATCCGCCTTTCTTATTTCCTCCCCGATTTGCCTCAGCTCATTTATTTCATCATCACTTAACACATCTTTCAATTCGATTAATTCTCCTCTCTTTGCACTCTCTATGAACTTATTATAGTCTCTCGATGCTATGTCAATTAAGTTGCAAAATGCTTTTGCTACTAAAGCCTCTCTTCTTCCATTAATGAACATTCCATCAAGTATTCTGAACTCAACTCTTCCTTGGTCTATAATTCTGCTAACATTTACTGCCCTATACTTCTCGTATAAATAATCATCGTCCACTGCATCCCAATTAAGCTCATCCAGCATCATTGCATAATAACTATCTTCTCTCGATTTCGATATTGCTCCAATGTCAAACAAATCTCTTATTACACTCTCACCATGCAGCATTAATGCTTTTCTGAAATTAGTTTTTTCATCATCTGTCTTTAAGACTCGAACAATATCTCTAACGTCAACACTAATATGTGCACCAGTCTCATGAGTATTAATCATGTCCCCGTCTCTCTTACACATCTCAAGAAACTCTTGAAACCACTTATATCCCTTCTTGCCTCTCATAAAACATAAAACCAACTCACCGGAAGTTAAATTTGTCAAACTCCCATCACACACAAACTTATTGCTCTCAATTATCTTATAAATTCTGTCTTCGCCATATTTTTCAATAAGTTTTTCCCAATCTATAATATTATACTCCAGCTCAAAACTAAAATATCTACCTTCCTCACTCCTTGCCTCTTCAAGTCCCTCACCTCTACGATTCATTGACCTAAAATTTATTAGTATCTCTTGTATTTTCATTAACTTATCATCATCAAGCAACATTTTCTCAAGTTCATCTCCTGATGTTGTCTGTTTAGCTTCTCTAATTTGATATATAATTCGATTTAATCTTGTTAACGAATTTCTATTGTGCAAAATTTTTTCATGCTCTCTACTGATATTTTTAATCTCTTTAATAATAGTATCTTTGCCAAATTGATTCTTTATTGCAAAACCGTATTTCTTCGCAAATTCTTTTAAATTATCCGCCTCTATGACACTATCTTCAATTTCAAGCTCAATTGGGCTATTTGCATCTATAATAATATCTTCCTTCGGCACTTTTCTCGCCATCCAAGATATTTCCCCCATTATTCTATACAAATCTTCAAAGAACCAAATCACTTCATAAAAATCTGTCATCGAATATCTGACACTCTTATTGGCAAATTTCTTAAGATTTTCAATCAACTCATTAACAGATTTATTAATTTCATCCGCAAAATCTTTATCATCCCTTGCTATAGCTTCAATTGCCGGCTCAAATATTCTTTTTAAATGCTTGCAAAATCTATCTTCAAACATAGTATTTGCCAATTCCTTCGTCACGCCATAATAAAATCTTTCACGCAATCTTTCGTCAATTCTGTATGAGTCAAAAACAATATCTATTGCCAACTTAATATCATCCAATAACGCTCTCACATACTCAAAGTTTGCATATGGTGTAATATTCTTGAGTCTAAACAAAGAATCTTCCAAAAGACTCTCAAACGCATGTCTTCTTGATAAATCCAGCCTTACATATACTTCTTTAAACGTTTCAGCATACTCTCTTGTATATCCACGCTCCTCCCATCTTCTTTCCAACCTTTCGAGTTCACGCCTCACCTCATCATCTTCTTCTTGTATTCTTTCCTGCATCCTTTCTTCTTCTCGTCTTCTTCTGTATTCTTCTGCTCTTTCTCTCAGTTCCTCAGCTCTTGCTCTCAATCTCTGCTCTCTATCTTCATCAGTATCACGACCCAGCTCTCTAACGTCAATGTATAGTCCACCTCTTGGACCTCTATACACTCTAACTCCCTGTGGCAGTCTTCCTATATCCTCCTCTCTAATGTATCTTCTAAATCTTGCAGGAACTTGCTTCCTTATGCCTCTGAATATCTTTTTTACTACTGCCTCAACCTCTTCCTTGAGTATAAACCCCGTAGTCAGCCCATCATCACACAAAACTCTTCTACTCAGCTCAATCGGTATTTCTTTATCGTTTGCCACAACATACAAAACATACTCTTTTCCACCGCATATCACTTTCCTCAATTTCGTAATGTGTCTTATTCTGTCTTCATATTTTTTCTCAAACTCATCATCAGCCAATATGTAAACTTCTTCGCTCCAATCTGGTTTCGTTCCACGTATTCTGTTCACGTAATTCAGTATGCCTTCAGTGTTTTTCACGTGCTCTATAAACTCGTCTAATTTTGTAAAATAATACTGCTCAGTAAACAAATCCACAATCTCACACGGCGGATATATTCTCATATTCTCCACCATACCCAATACACCATCACCATAATTCTATAAATATCTACTACCGTCTCACAAAACATGTTCCACGCCATATACTGAATTCCAAACGGTATTGCAATCCCTATCATCTTCTTATCACTCTAATTATTGTCTTCACAATATTCTCCGTTATTGCAATTATGCCAGCATATGCTACAAATTGCTCTTCAACCGCTTGCTCAGTAACTGGAACTCCAAATGCCTGCAACAATATTCCAATTATTACACCCCAAATCAGTGTCGTTATGAACTTCGCAACATCAAAACTCTGCGGGCTGTTTGGATTCAGGTGCTTTTTGACATACATCGATAAGCTATATACTACAGCACTCAATACTGCAATACCCAAACTACCCAATTCCATTCACATCACCTCAATTATTTTTTGATTTTCTAAATATAAAGATTACTCCTCAATTCATTGAGTACCGATTTAACGTATGTTTGCTTCACAAGCTTTCTGTTGCTAATCATATTAACCAAAACATCTTCTCTATTGCCATTAAGTAATCCTTTTTTCATCAAGTCCTCCACAACTTTTTCTGTCTCAATTATCTCTACAGCAATCTCGAGCCATCTGCCACTCTTTCCTTTAACAAATTTCACTAACTTCATGAATCTTTCGTCATTTAAGAACCTCTCAATATCCTCGTTGCTGACTTCGACACTATCTATCTTAAAATAATCCTCTGCAAGTTCTTCTGAGTATGCACCACGCAAGTATCTGTTAAACTCATACTCTATATTTGAAACGCCAAAAAATTGAGCTAAATAAACAAGCTTTTGAATCTTAAGCCTGCTGTCAAGTCTTTTAGTATTATATTCTATCCCATTGGCTTTTAGTGCTTCAAGAAATGCCTTTAACGTCTTTACTTTATCCATCTCATCACCTTTCTCCGAATATTATAGGCAATCCGCCTCCATTCATGTAACACGTTCTACCTACAAACCTATCGCTAATAACATCGCTCTGCGGTTCATAGTTGTAAACTGTAAAATCCTGTCTTATTATTTCAGTGCTTCCGGTTTTCTGGAACTCTATCGGCTCAGTTGTAACTATTCTGTTCCATCCATGCCCACCTAAAAGATATTCAAGTTTGCACAAACATGTTTTCTGTCCATATTGCTCAACAGGCATGAATACCAGTCCTGTGGTATATATAACAACTGGTTTTCCTGCTATATAATCTACAAATGCTTTAAAGAACGTTGCAAAGTTATCACAATCAGTGTATTCGCTGACGTATTTTATAGTGTCTTGTTGCAGTGCCGATATCAACCATTCCCAGTCATCTTTTCTCATTGCATATATGCCATCACCAAATGAAAAACTCAAGCCACATCCAAACACTCTGTGCATGGTTTGCTCTATTATCTTATCTTTGTCAATCCATTTAGTCTCAAAAGTCCTCTGTTCCTTCAACTTATTTAGAGCATCTTTCAGAATCCTTGCCCTCCATACCGGGTCGTTGCTCAGCTCTTTAACTGCCTCAATGAACTGCTCTCTCGTGTACTGCTCAGCTGGTTCAGGTTCCTCTTGCTTTCTCCTGAACAGCTCAATCAGCTTTTTAATCAAAGACCACAAAGCCGATAACCACGTCATTTTCAGTCACCTCTCTACCGTTGCTGTCAAACACCATCAGCTTAACTTCTCCGCTTTCATTGACAACGAAGCCATAGACATCCACTTCTTCATCTGTGATTATACCATTGACAATCTTTCTTCCCTTCCCAACAAACCCACAGTTCAACCCAGTAACCGCCTGAGCAATTGCCACTACAGTCCAGACATTGTTTATATCCTTGATTTCGTTCAGTATTCTCTCAATCAGCTCTCTGTCAGCAACTGCATACTGCTCATCGAATATCCACCACCACCGCAGAGCTAACCTTCCGTTGAACCGCTTGTCTCTGTTAAGAATATTAGAAAGTTCTTGCCAGCTTATTGTTCTTACTGGTGTTACCGGCTTGTTGAAGCACTCTCTTTGCATCAAGCTGAGCAGTTCTGAATCAAACTCTCCGTTGCTGATATACCACTCATATATTTCTGAATTCATCGTTCTCACTCACTATCTCCGTTGTTTTAATCTCGTCAGCTTTAATTTCAACCTTCTTTTTCATGCCAATCAGCCTTTCCTTGAGTATCTGTATCTTTTCAGCTCCCTTCCTCTTCCTCTCCTCATCTTCGATTATCCTTCTCTTCTCGTTCACGTATGCTTCTTTCAGCTTCTCTGTTATCTCATCCTCACTCGCTTCGATATCGGCAGTTACCCACACTATAATTCCATCCTCGAATTTCGCCTGTACATACATCCGCTTTTCATCCATTGGTTCAACAGCAGTTATTTCAAAGCTTGGCTCTGGAATTATCTCTAATAGCTTATCCTCCTCTTTTTCTGACTCTGCAATCTCCTCTGGCGGTAGCTCATGTGGATTGCATGTCGTGTGAACCGGCACACACATTATCTTATCATTGTCAACTTTTCTAACTTTTAGCACTACTGAATCGTTCACCTTGAACTCTTTACCGCAAACAGCACAGCTCAACTCCTCAAACCCGATATCGCCAGTAACAATGTTGACAAAGTAGCCGTTAGCCCATCTCAGAGTTGAAGAGCCGATATTGTAAGTGTTGTCTGCGTCTGGGTAGATGTTTCGTCCTTTGATATTACCAATAACATGCAGTTTCTCAGCCGGACTCGTTGTCCCGATTCCAACGTTACCAGTTACTCTGAAATTGCCAAGAACACTCAATCGACCATCTGCATCGTTTATCAATCTTACATTGTAGTCTTGACTACTTCCAACTCCATAGTGAAAGTCTATGTATGGTGTTGTTCCACTTTGTGAACTGTCACCAAGTTCAATGCAACCTCCTTGGTTAAGAGACAATAGATTTGCACCCCATTTTATATTTCCTTCAACATGAAGCGCTTCTGTTGGACTCGTCCCTATTCCAACCTTACCCCCAATATACGCATCTCTACCAACCCATAAATCTCTCCATCTCCTTGTTGATGAACCCAAGTCCTTGCTGTTGTCCGATACCGGATATATGTTTCTGTTATAGTCCCAGTCAAGTGGTATGTAATAGTCAAGCTGTCTGGTTTCAACCGTATGCAATCCTAATATTTGTGTTAATCTCATTGTTCCATCTGAATTACGCTTAATAGTAAATGTTACTCTAACGTATCTTCTCCAGAGTGCGGGATTTAGATAGAAATACAATATTTTATTTGTTGATATATTAATATTACCAGTCCAATTTACATTAAAAACAACGTCTGTAGAGAAATCTGAGTATGATGATGACTCAACAATGAATTCAGATATTGAATCGATATATCCAGCATAAAATACAACCGCTAAAACAATTGGATTTCCTCCTGTATCTATATAAACTCTGAATCTCCTATTCACACCGCCAGTAGTTGATATTGCAACATTTGTGCTTCCTTTGTTATCTGTTAGAACGTTCCAGTCGTAATTTGCTGTTACATCTATCCATGTTTCCGTTGCAAAGTCGTATTCTTCAGCTTTGTAGACTGGACGGAATCCGAATGCGTTAAAAGACGGTGGTGGAACTCCCAAAACCCCATAGTCTCTTGTGTTGAACGGAACAACTGGCTCAAACCTCTCAATATTCCTCAGCACTCTGTCACTCGATATGACCTCAGTTCCACCAACCCTCAAAGACTTCACATCAAAATTATCATCGGTCTTCAAAACATCAGCTTCTGCTCTATATACATTCACATCTGTGGCTCCCAAATATAACCTATCTTTTACGTAAGCATTTTTCCAGAATCTGCTCGATGACCCTAAATCATAAGCATTGTCTACAGATGGAATTATGTTCTGGCCAGCCTCAACGTTCTTCAATACTCTATCATTCGATATTACCTCAGTCCCGCTTATTTTCAGCGAATCGACATTCACGTCCCTCCTCAGTCCCAATCTAACATCATACACATCAGTAACATACACTTTATTTTCGCCAGCCCTCACCTTTACAATCGCTAATGGTATGTGCTGCGGGCTTATTCTCTCCGTTACTGGCTTCAGCACTCCGTTATCATTATACCACCGTGAGCCCTTCAAAACAGTTATTTTCGGACTGCCATTATTGTAATCCCACACAATCACATCAATTCTGTCTCTATCTGCCTCTCCTGCATCTAAAACAACACTGCCTCCTCCATAGCTGTAATCAGTATCAAGATATCTAACTGAACCAGAACTTATGCTTATTGTCAGATTTGTGTTATTTGCACTGCACTCAAGTCCCTCCTTTACATACTTACCATCCATCGCCTGCACTTCAGATTCAAAAACTGTAGTATACAAAGTCTTACCATCATCCAGTCCCTTAAGCCAATCCAGCATTACTTACTCACCTCACATATATTTCCTGACTAATACAACTTTGTTTTTTGATTTATAAACATTTTCCATGTCCCTGCCCATCACCCATACTCCATTCGTTATTGTGCCAGCATATCCGCTACTCACAACATCGTATGTTATGTTTCCACTGCCTTCCTCAATGCTGAAAAATGCAGTCATATCATACGGTATAAACTCGTCATTCAGAATATCCGCTATTCTGCTCTCATCAAAAACTCTTGAATACATCATGAATCTATCAATAGCTCCTACAAATCCTTCCCCAATTATCAGGCTATTTGCTGTCTCTGAAATTATTCCATTCTGACTAAACTCCACATACTTGTTTTCAGTGCTATTAACATACATCGTTTTCTGTATATAATCTCCTACTACCTCAACACACACAATCACTTTATACCAGCTATCAACCTCAATCTCTCCTCCAATCACCATAGGCTCATAATCAGTTCCATCATATACTCCAAATGCTAATCTTCCACTCGAATCTATCTTCATTATATACTCTCCGTCCTTTTTCAGTATTGTCTGCTCACTCACCGACTTAGGCTTAAACTGAACAACTATCATAAAAGTATTGCCTACTCTTATGTTTGCCCGGTCTGGTATTGTAATACTTCCACTCCCATTAAACTCAACAGCATACCTACTAAACAGTTTAATCACTTACTATCACCTCAACATTTCTGTCAAGCAATACAATCTCAATTCTGTTTTTGTCTTCTCCTCTCGTTATGATTATATTTGCTATCTCGTTTCCATTCAGGTCTCTAACTACTTCTTTCGTCTTCAGCCTGAATATTCTCCTTACTTCACACTTTACATCCTCCTGCACTTATACCACCGTAACGTATTCCTCAACCTCAAACCAAATATCGATATCTGCAGTTTTCCCAATCGGTGCAAACGTCTTTCTGAACAGCATTGTTCCGCCACTCGATGAGTCAAACAATCCAAACTCTGATATATTATATCCATTCGCATCTGCAGTTGATAAATAGCATCTGAATAACACTCTATTAACCGATACCAAAACCTCGTCAACTGCGTCTCTAAAAACTTCATTCTCCAACTGAGTATCCTGTTTCGTCTCCGGTGTTGTTCCTGTGCCAACTGCCCAATACATGTATCTCGTCCTCAAATACTCTATTATTTCATCTCTTATTTCATCTAACGCAACTTGCGTATTCACCACTACACATCACCTCCCTAATACATATATTCCAAGCACTATATCAATCATTCCGCTTATTGAATAATCAAACCTATCAAGCACAGACACATCAATACTGTATTCACCCAAATTTGCCTCTGCTCTCATTCTAAACCTTTCTCTTACTCTCGCTAACATCGACTCTGTATATAACATATACTCAGTCAAAACTACCTTCGCCTCAATCAACTTCTCAAGCTGAGCAATCCTTTCCTCTACCTTCTTATTCCAGTCTATTATGTCAAAGCTTCTTTCTCCTATTTCTATACTAACAACACCATTATCTGATATTTCAAACCCCGTAACTACATACTCCTCATCTATCGCATTCAAATCATCTTTAACCCTATACTCCTTTCCTACTTCAATGCCAAACCCAAGCATTTTATTTATCGTTGTCGTAACTTTGATTGTCTCCGTCGGGTCAGCAAACTCTCTCAAATATGCATATGCATAGTCTCTTGCCTTCTCAAAGCTATCAATAAATTTACTGGTAATTTTTCTTCCTCTCTTCCCATACTTAGCTATACTGCTCTCATCTTTCATGTGCACAACAATAGGCACAGTATACTCATACCACACAGTAATAATATCTCCTTCATTCGGTATAAACTTCAGCTCAATAATACCTTCTTCCTTTTTAACGCTATATTGCTTTGAATCTGTCTCATTGCCGTTTATCAACACTTTAACACTTCCTGAAATAGGTCTCGATACTGTAAATATGCTATTGCTTCCGTCTCCTATAAACTCCTCGCTCGTCAAATATATTATATTGTCTCCATAAAGCCACAGCTCATTAACCAACTTGCTCAAATCTCTCTTAATCGAATCATATGCACCTAAATCTCTCAGTTCTAACTGTCCTCCTTTAATGTATCCAAATGGCTCAAAATATACTGTATCTCCAACTATTCTTATCTGATACTTATATCCCTCTGCCAAAAACGTAATTGCATTGTAAATATAGTCATCAACAACAAATCTTCTCAACGTATCTCCTGTTTGCACATATACAACTTTCATGCCAGTATTGCTCTCTACCAAATCCCTCACTATTTCCTCTGGTGCAGTATCATAATATACTTTCCTTACATAAATTCTCATCAGCTCATATCCGCTTCCATACGCTGTAAACTCCACAGTCCCATCCTTCTTTATTGTCTGACTACCTATTCTGCATGCAACATACTCTTTATCGACTCCTGAAATATAGACATTAAACACGTCTCCAAGTTCAAAAATCGTGCTCAGCCCTAATGGCATCTTAAATGATACTTCATCTACAGATGTTAGCGATTTCTTAATCTTAAGACCACTAACATTTATGTTCAAATACACATTTTTGTCTTTCAGATATTCGAGCTCGTATGTTGTTCCTGACACAATAATTTTCGACCCATCAAAACTCATGCTCTTAATCAGAACTTCAACAATCAACCCATTTCCTCCATCGTAATCATATACTATAATCCAATCGCCTATCTCAACCACATCTGAATATTCAAAAGCCACGCTCGCATAAAACCAATATCTTGACCTCAATAAATATGAATCTGATATCTTCAAATAGTAAGCTCCCCTCACAGCACATCACCTATTGCCAATGATATTCTGCACCTGAACATATTCGTTTGTCCTGCTTCCTGAACAATCGCCAAATCAAAAATCACACAATTCTTTGTAATGCCCCACTCCTCTATGTGCACGTCATAGATTGGCAACAATTCTCCAGTCATCAAATCATTCGCAATCCTCGATATTGAACTCGGTATATTGCTTGTTACTTCCTTCCACTCAACATCAATCCTTCTGCTAACACCTCCTAACTGCATTATCATCGGATTAGGTTCTCCCGGCACAGGTATCTCTATAGCATTTGTAAGCATTTTATACTCAATTCTTTCAATATTCTCTATTCTCAATATCTCCTGTCCGCTCTTTCTTATTATTACTGCCATTATATCACTCCTCTCGTTATCATTTCTCTTATCAACTCACTCCTTATTCTATCAACCAAACTTTTCTCATCTACAGTTGCACCATAATTGTTCACTTCAATGCTTATGTTCACTGTCTTATTCTCCAGTCCTTCATGCACTTTCCATGATGGTATAACCATTTCGCCTGCGTGCAACATATATACTCCAGTCTTGCTCACATATCCGCCTGTCTGGTATCCTCCATAACTTGAACTGCCAGTAATAAATCTCCAGATATTGTCTGCAAGCCACCTACCAAAATCAAAAAATCCTCCTATGTAATTACTAATATTATACCACAACCAACTCCCTATATCAAACACTCCTGAGATATAATAATCTATGTTATAATATAACCATGCACCAAAATTAAAAGCTCCTGTAACATAATCACGAATATATGAATTTAACCACGAACCAAAATTAAAAGTCCCTGTAATAAAATCATCTATGTAATTGTATAGCCATGAACCAAAATTAAAAACGCCTGTAACAAAATCATCTATATTGCTATATAGCCAGTTACCAAAGTTAAACGCTCCTGTCACAAAGTTTCTGATATTACTCTGTAACCAGTTACCAAAATCAAATACGCCGCTAACAAAACTTCTTATATTTTCAAGTAACCAACTACCAAAATTAAATGTCCCTGTTACAAAACTTCTTATATTTTCAAGTAACCAACTACCAAAATTAAATGTCCCTGTTACAAAACTTCTTATATTTTCAAGTAACCATCCGCCAAAATTAAATACACCTGTCATCGCCTCAGTAACTCTTTGCCTTAACCAGCCTGCAAATCCTCCAGCCCCAAACATTCCCACTATATCACCCATCGCAGTCAATATTGCATTTTTGAACCACTCAGCAAATGTTACTGATGTATTTCCAACTTTAAAAAGTCCAGCTCCAAGTGCTCCTATAGTAGCATATATTTTATTAACAAACCACTCTGCAAACGTTTTTCCTTCAAACAGCCCTGTAAAATTTCCAATCGCATTAGTTATATTAGTTCTGAGCCATGAACCCAAATCTCCAAGCCCGCCGATTACCCAATTTGCTGATGCTGTTAAGTTGTTCCATATCCACGCACCTAAATTCTGCAAACCGTTCAATACCCAGTCCGTCGACTTTGTCAAATTATTCCAAACCCAAGCACCCAAAACACCTAATCCGCCAACAACCCAGTCTGCAGTTCTTGTTAGATTTTCCCAAATCCATGTTCCAAGATTGCCCAAACCTCCTATAACCCAATCTACAGAAGCCGTTAGATTATTCCAAATCCACTCTCCCAAATATCTTAATCCACCCACAACCCAATCAACTGATGCTGTCAGAACACTCCAAATCCATTCACCTAAATTTCTTAGCCCACTAATTACCCAATCTACAGAACTTGTCAAAACACTCCATATCCATGCACCTAAATTCTGCAAACCTCCAATTACCCACTCAGCCGATGCAGTCAACTGCTCCCATATCCACTCTCCCAGATTTCCAATTGTTATTGCTATCTGCTCAACAGCATTTCTTAACCATTCCCCAAAATCGCCAATTTTCTCCATCAGTATTTCTACAATCGTTGCAAAATATGATGCAACTGCTTGTGATGCCGCCTCAAAAATATTCCCATACTGTCTGATTGCCTCATTCCAAGCTCTTATGAACGGCAACAAAACTAATAACAATATTCTGCCAAGTGGCAATAATATCATTCCAACTACATCTGCAATTGGCTTCAATGCAAGCTTAAATATCAAATCCCACAGCTTTAGTGCCGCATTTAAAAATCCGCTAACCTCAGCTCCTCTTCTTGCTATCTCCATCAACGTTGACAAAATCGTCTTCAATATCTCAATAATTGCAAAAACTGCAAGTAATGCAGGTGCTCTTGCACCAACACGAGCTATAATCCCTCCACCCTCTCCCATTGCCTCTGCTCTTTTTTCTATCAGTGAACTTATCATTCCAAATATGCCTCTTCTTTCTCTGTCGACTCTTTTTTCTTCAACTTCAGTCTCAACCTTTATTTTTTGTTTTTCTTTCGCTAAACTCGCCAACTGTTTTCTAATTTCGCTCAAATCAAGTGTTAGCCTTGCTTTAATCGGAAATTCAGCCATATCTCATCATCTCATCCAACTTCTTTCTTTCTCTCCTCGACATTTTCTCACGCTCCTTCATAGTTTCTTCAAGCAACGCCCTTAGCCTATACACTTCAGTTACCTCTATTTCATCAACATCGCCCGGTGTCCATCCCCAGCACTCTGCAAATATAAAATATGTCAACGTCCTGAGCATCTCAATATCACTCGTCCCAAATAACAATGCCTGCCTCAGTCTAAATTTCTCCTCTGGCTCTATGTCAATAAAGGGTTCAGCTCTATTGCCACGTTTATCAATTTCTGTGCCTCTGTTATGTCAAGCTCATCTACAAATCTCTCAATATCATCTATTGCAGGCTCAACCTCTTTCACTGACGCAATCACAATTTCTCTTTCCAGTGATGCATAATCAAGGTCAGCCCTTAACTGTCCTCCCTCAACTGCCGCTTTCAAATATTTTTGCAATATCTTGTTCATCTGTCCATATTTCAATGAGCCAACTGTAACTCTATATTTCTTACCGTTATGCATTATCTCTACTGCCTTGACTGGCATACTCATCACTTCAGCTTATTGTCACTGTCCTCGCTATGAATGATACATCAAACAGAATCAGCTCATTTGCCTCGATAGCACTTCCTAACTCATCTATCACTACACCACCAAGCGTAATCGTTGTCGTATCTGTGCCATTTGAAAATGTTGCCACCATACTAAGCTCCTGAACTGCAGTAGACTCAACAGGCTCAGTCGGCTTTGTTCCAAGTCCATACAAATATTTCACAAAATCCTCTGTCAGTGCCACAGCACTAAATCTTCCTCCTATCTCATACATCCTGCCATACAGGTCTCTTGCAGTCCTTGCACCTAATGCAAACACATACTCAAATCCTGTATCAATATCAACATCAAACGCCATTACATTTGCAACTGGCTGATTGTCAAATGTTAATGTAGCACCTGCAAACGTATACGGCTGTGTATCATCAACAACTGGAGTTATACTTGCCGGATTGCTCACACTCTCTGTAGCATACAGCCCATCGATTCTCAGTCTAACTGGCTCATTCGTCCTCGTCGATATAGACACTCTCCTTACCACTGCACCCTTCAGTGTCCTGAGCACTTTATTAGTTCCTTCAAATCCAACCTCAACAACCAAACTCACTGGATTTGTCGATGATATTGTCTGAAATACATCCTTGTTACCCAGTATTGCCTCAACTCCCCATGCACCATCAAATCTTCCTGCAATTAACTTATTTGCCACTCTACTGCCTATCTCATATATCCTCTCAATTGTATTTCTTCCTCTTATTCCAGTCAGCCTCTGTCCAACACCAAATGCTTTATCTGCTGTTCCTCCTCCTTTGAAAGTGCTTTCCAATCCATAAGCCAGTCTGGCTTTACTACCTGTCGCAACCATACTTACTCACCTCACTTACTATTTATCACATAACGATTTCTAACTATTTAAGCATTACTGCTCAAGAATTATTCTTCCCTGCACCTCAGCTACAAATCTGTATAACATCTTCATCTTGTCACTAAGCTCAATTACTGCATGTGGCCTGACTAAAAAATATGTTCCAGCCCTCGTAAACACAACAATCTCATCTCCATAAATATCTACAATCCATCCACTCTCGCTTTCTCCTATAGCATAATCAAGCCTCACATAATCGCCAATGCTGTATATTATCGGGTCAATTACCTTTGCAACTCTAACCCACATGCTCTTCTTATTTATCGTTATTGCTGACACTCCCTCCTCTATTATTGCATCGTATTCTGCCTTAGGCTTAAATGCATATGTGGTTCCGTTAAACAACCTGAACAGCTCATTCTTTATGTTTGCATATGCTATCTTATCATCGGTTCTTACATCTATGCTCACATTCTCTTCTTTATGCCAGTTTTTAGCTCCTAAATCAAACCATGCAACTCTCTCATTAACCTGATATAGCAATATCCAGTGTGCATCCGCTACATCAACAGCCCTTCTGTCGTAAATATAATCAATTTCAACGTTCTTCCCATTCAGAACTGCATCTCTAAAATGCCTCAATACCAAACAATACAACAAATCACACAACTCCATTATCTCACCTACTCTTTTTCCTCCTCTACTACCTCATACAACGCAGGCCTAAAAAATGGATGTGGCTGTGTTCCATGCTCCTTTATCCACTTTGCTACTGCCCATGCCACTCTTTCAGCCTCCTTATCATCAAGCCTAAACTTAACCTTAGCCCACATCTTCAGTGGCTCAATCGGTGGTAGTCTTGCCCTTGGGCCAGTTCCAAACTCTACAAATCCTGCATATGGAGCCTCGAATCCTACCTCAACTTCATCATCTCCTACTTTTTCAATATATCCGCTCTCAAATAACCTGCCGAATACAACACTTCTGTTCTCAATTAACTTCACTTTTGCTCTGAACAAAATCTCATTTGCTATCTCCATTAACTTCTCCATTGCCTCCTTCTTCAATTTCTCTGTAAACTCATCAAGTCCATCATCAAGTATCTCAATTTCTGCGTCCATCATAACAATTTCACGCTCAACATTATAAAGTTTTACTCACAAACTGCATTTTCCGCCCTTGCACCCACCATATGTCATCACTTCATTATTTCTGCTTCCTGTCCTGTATATCGTTATGCCCTTGCATCCGCTCTTCCATGCCATTATAATTGCGTTCCTCACATCCTCAAGTCCTGCGTCCGCCCTCATATTTATTGTCTTGCTTATGCTGTTATCTACATACTTCTGAAATGCTGCCTGCATCCTGATATGCCAGTCCCAGCTGATATCCAATGCATTCACAAACACCTTCTTAGTCTCATTGTCAAACTCATCAATTGTCTGAATTGTGCCCTCATTGTATACTCTCCACAATATCTTTTCATCATGCAAACCTTTGCTTCTTAACATCTCCTCAAACAGTCCGTGCACTACAAAATATTCCCTGTCCATAACATTCCTCCTGAGATAGACCCAGTTAAACACAGGCTCAATACTACTGCTGCAGTTCGCTATTATGCTCAATGAACCCGTCGGTGCTATTGCAGTCAATGTTGCATTTCTCATTCTCATTCCTTTCTTTTCCCACTCACTACCTTTCCATGCCAGAAATGTTCCCTTCTCTTCTGCCAGTATCATACTCGTCCTGTATGCCACATCCCTTATGAACCTCATTACCTGCTCTGCCTTTTCTATTGCCTCATTGCTGTTATATGCAATTCCAAGCTTTATCAATGCATCATGCCAGCCCATTATGCCAAGTCCTATTTTTCTTGTTCTCTTTGTTGCTTTCTCAACTTCTTTCAGCTCATAAGGCTGTGCATCTATAACATTATCCAGAAACCTGACTGCAATCTGAACTACTCTTTCAAGCCTGCTCCAATCAAAATCCTTACCATCTACAAACTTGCTCAAATTTATGCTCCCTAAGTTGCAGCTCTCATAATACATCAAATTCACTTCTGAGCACGGATTTACCACATCAATACTGCCAATATGCTTGCACGGATTTGTCCTGTTTATTGCATCATAGAATAGCACTCCCGGCTCTCCATTCTTCCATGCCCCATACACTATCTCATCAAATATCTCCCTTGCCTTAACTACTGCCCACGTGCTGCCGTCTCTTGGATTTATCAATCTCCAGTCGTCGTTATTCAGCACTGCCTGCATAAACTCATCAGTAACAAACACGCTGATATTGAAATTGCTGAGTGCTCCCTCTTCATGTTTTGCTCTAATAAACTTCAGTATGTCCGGATGGTCTGCCCTCATTACTGCAATTGCTGCACCTCTTCTTTTACCTCCCTGCCTTACTTGCTCTATCATCTCGTTATACACTTTCATGAACGATACAGGGCCACTACTCACTCCCATCGTGCTTCTCACTATATCTCCTTCAGGCCTCAGTGTGCTGAAATTAAATCCCACACCGCCTCCTGACTTTATTATTATTGCAGCCTTCTTCAGAGTCTCAAATATTCCATCAATACTGTCCTCAACAGGCAGTCCGTAGCACGCACTGTAACTCAATCCATTACCTGTCCCTGCATTAAACAAACACGGTGAGTTAGGCAAAAACTCCAAATTCATCATTATCTCAAAAAACCTCTTAGCCCAGTAGTCGCAATCGTCCTTATTCTCTACTCCTGCTATATCCTCAGCAACTCTTCTGAACATGTCCTCGGGCTCTTCATCCTTGAGCAAATATCTTCTCCTCAAAATATCAATCGCCATTTCTGTAAACAACACCGAATCACCTCCACTATAAAGCAATACACAACTGCACCTCTCTTTACTTAAAGCTATCATTCAATGCTCTGTCACATTCAGTTTTTCTTAAAAACTTTGCACACGCATCAATCACCTTCAATCAGCTTCTCAATCGCAAAAACAATATATGCACATGCATCAATCAAATCATCAAGCAATTTCTCTTTATTGCCCTTACTCAGCATCGTTGTTGCCCTGTATGTTTTTATCCTCGCTATCGCAATCAAGTCATCAACAGGTATTTGTTTCCAAGTCTGCTCATATAAGCTGTCCCTTTCATTTATTTTATCAAGCACTGCCTGAACTGCTCTCTTCATTACCACCACACCAGCCATGCATATGGCCTCTCTAAATCCTCATCATAGATATTTGTGCCTTCAAGAGTCAGTCTGAACAAATCAATGCTCTTATTAATGCCTGCATTCCTGAATGCCTCAATTGTCTTATTTCTCAGCATCTCCAGATATTCATCATCCGCCATCTGCCTGTATGCATTCGCTCTCCTTACATACACGAGCACTAAACTCAGCTCTCTAAGTTTATCGATATTGTCCCACGCATCAAACTTTCTTAAGTAGTCTGTTACTGCCTTCTTAACTCCTCCATATCTCAGCCTGTCCATAATACCCCTCGATATCTTAGCTATAGCCAAAAGTTTTCTCGCATTCTCCACAATATCAGCACTCACCTCAAACAGATTTTTCTTATCATAGTTATTCAGCCCCAAATAAGCCTTGCTTGCATCATCAAGATATGCTCTATACATCTTAGCCTCCTGAACAAAAAACTCCTTGGCATAAATCAAATCCCTTCCTATCGCATCGCTTAAAAAATATGCATTAACGCATCCTCTCGCATACTCTCTTCTTCCTGCCTCAGTATGTGCTCTCGACGCCAAGTATCTCAACCCTATAATTACCTTGCCCAAAAAATAGTTCAAGTCAATCAACTGCCATCACCCTCGGTGCAACTATATACTCAATTTCGTAACCGTCGCCGGTAATCTGTATTATTGCAGGCCTGCCGTCTCCGTATCTTATCAACACTGCATCATCATTACCAAGTGCTGGCTTAATGGCCTCCAGAATCTCAGCACTGTAACAGCTTTTAGCATCCCCTTTATACTCAGTAAATTCATACCTCACGCTGTCAATGTCTCCCTTTATTATTGCACTGTCTCCACAAAACATTATGTCGCCAAACTTCTTTGCCAGTTCAATGAGCCTCTTCATGTCAGAGCCAAGCATTTTGATTTCCGTAGTTACCTCAAAATTTGCCTCGCTCGGCACTTTAACATAATCACCTACAAACTCAGCTATCCTGTATACTATGCTACCACCACTTATTTCTATCTCACCATTCTTCTTCGTTATTGCAACCGGGCTGCTCATAGCCTTAATCGCATTATGTATCTTACTCGAATCTACTGCAAGTGTAAAATTCTCATCTGCCTCCAACACATCAATTTTTGCTCTGATAAGTGCTGTCTTTGCATAATTTATTGCCTCTACTCTCAGCTTGTTGTTTTCTGCATCCACCACAAATACTGTCTCCACTCTAACATTTTTCATTACTTCCAACACCTTATCAAACAACTTCTTATTCACCACAACTCTCATCTTTTCACCTCCTCAAATCTTGACATTGAATATGCTAACAGAACAGATAACAAATCTTCGAGTTTATCATTCTTTCTCAGATATGCAACAATCCATCTCTCATCCTTACGCCTGCATTCATCATTATACCACAGTATCAGCTCCAGCGTTTCGTTATTGCTCACAACTATGGCATTATCAAACCTCCTATACATAATAACATACTCATCAACAGTATCAACAAATGAGCTTACTCCAAAATCAAGCAGCACATCGCTATACTCTTTATCGAGCTCTATCTGTTTGTCAAAGCATCTGAGTACGTCCGCATATATTGTCCTTATGCACTTGCTTCTATCCTTCTCATCACATACAACAATTATATCACGCATGCTCAGATATGCCTCAATATATGCTCTATACAAAGCTCTGAGTCTTGCTGTTATGTTGTCAATCGTGTATCCGTCCTTATGATAGAACCCGAACTCATTTCTCATTTTCTTCCACACATACCCGCAGTATATCAAGTAATACCAGTCCTTGCCTCTCATGTTCTTATAGTTTGCCAGATAGTCATCAATTACTTTCACGCACCATCACTCCAGCAACTACTTCTGAAATAAAATCTATCACATCAATTCCGTCCCTGTAATATATAACCTTTAATTCGCCTCCGCTCTTCTTCCATAATGCAACAAGTATCTCAAAATTGCTGTCCCTAATCTCTATTATCTTGTGTCCACGATGCACATACTGCACCACAACATATCTGCCCGCAAAATATTCAATCAAATATGTCTGCACATCATCAAAATCAAATATATCCCCGTATGCATCATCAAGCTTAATATCAAAGTTCCTGAGCACCTTCTCATATATGCACGCTATGCACTTTTCTATCCTCTCTACCTTACTGCACACTATCTCTACTCTATCGTTCATGCTCTTTGCTTCTTCATATAGCCCATACAGTCTTTCGATGCCCTCATATACTCTGAGCCAAAAAGCCATGTTATTTCGGTATTGCACACAGTCCTTATCGCCTCTAAGTTCATCATTGCATACTACTTTCATTTTCTCCACCCGCTCCAGTTTGCCATTAAGCACACCATGAACTCAAGTATACCATCTATGCCATCCTTCAGATATACTGCCCTCCATCTTCCATCATTTCTCCACAGCACAAAGTCCAAATTGTCTCCCTCTTTAACTACAAGCACTCCCCAGTCGCCGTGCCACTGTATTGAATAGTTGCATACCTTTCTTGCCTGTATTTTATACTCGTCCCCTCTGATAAACTCATTGAAAAACTCATCAATATCATCGTCAAGCATTCTTTCAATATTCGCTATCATCTCTGCAATAATCGGCCTTACACATACGCTTCTGTCCTTCTCGTCACACACAACAATTATATCCTTACCTGCTTTCCTTGCCCTCTGATATATTTCATGCATGTCTTCAATTTTTCTTATCAGGTCATACAAAAAATATCCATCCTCCTCGTTGTGATAGATATTCAGCCTATAGTCCGCACTTATGTAGTCCTTCTTCCCGCAATATACAACATAATATCTTCTCCTGTCCATCGTGAAATAATCCAAGCATATATCAAATACCTGCATAATCACTCCCTCGTCATCAGCTCTGTAACTATATCAGTTAAAAACTCGTTCACATCAAGCCCCTCCTTGCACAGCACAACTTTCAGTTTACCGTCATTGCTCTTCCATAATACAACATCAGTCGTAAATCCCTTTTTTCTGATTTCAATTGTTCTGTAATTCCTATGCCACGTTATTATGTATCCCTCTTCCAGCCTGACTACAACGTATGTGTAATCATCGTTTTCAAAGTCAAAAATATCTGCATACACATCATCAACTTCAATCTCAAAGTTTCTCAGTATAATTTCATATGCTCTCGCCACACAGTCTTTTTCTCTGCCGGCATCGCATACAAACTCTACTTCTTCATTTCTTGCTTTCGCCTCTTTGTATAATTCATACAGCTTCTCAAGTCTTTCGTATATCGTTGTCCAGTATACTATACCGCTACCTTGACTGCACCCTCCAAACCCTCTCCACTCAGTATTGCAGATTACTTCCATACTCACCTCACCTCGATAACAGCATCAAATCCCTCAACTGCTCTTCCTGTTGTCACAAGTATCTTATTAGCTCTGATTTTCCTCAGCATGTTCACAGCCTCATCAATATCAAACCACTCTCCGTCCGTTAGCACAACCATCAAACCGTCCGGCCTAATTTTACTCTCATATCTTCTCAACACCGGTGCAAATCGAGTTCCTCCTCCGCCCCTGAATCTTATAGTCTTTACATTTGCTGCAGTCTTCAATTCATACTCTCCTGTCGCTATTGTATCCCATGTTATGAGCATTATCTTTGATGCATGCTGAATCATTGACATAACCTCAGTCATAAACTGTGCAAATTCCTGACTCGTTATTGACCCGCTAACATCCACAAACACCCACACAACTGGCTTTGTTATAACTTTATAACCGGCCAGCTCAGGCAGTCTTCTATTCATTTTTACCCACGTACACACGTAATTTTTTGCCATGCTGTTATGCATACAGTGCCTCAATAACACTCTCCAATCAACCTTTGGCTTCAGTAACTCATCTATTACTATCTCCTCAATACCTGTCAGATTCGCACCTGCATTCTTAGCACTAAGCATGCTGTCTCTTATTACCTTATCGAGCTCACTCTCTAACTCATCTTCACTCGCATTTATCAGATTGCTGTTGCCCTCGTTAAGAACCTCACCTTCAGTATTATTGCCACCGCCGCTGCCATCCATCGGTATATCATCTCCTATTCTGCTAATGCCACTCGTGGCCTCTCTGTTAAACTCCTTGTCAAGCAGGTATTCAAACAACTCTTCAACACTGCACTTCTCAAGCATCTCATCGCTAAAAATCCACAGCCTAAGCAAGATTTTGCTGTCTATTTTCTTCTTCCTTATGAAGTAGTCCACCTTGCAGTCCATCACTATATTCAACAGCCTCTTAAGATTCTCAATCTCTTTTACTGTCATGCCCGGCCTTATGTATTTTTCAAGTATGCTTGCTCCTCTAACCGGGTGTTTCATCAGCACATGATATAGCTCATGCAACACAACAACATATCTGTCCCTATCATCCAGCTCTGTCCAGTTTCTGTACAGTATAATCTCTCTACCGTCAGTCTCTGCTATTTTCTCATTGTTCATCTCATCAACATACACAACTCTCAGATTCTTTGCTAAAAAATAGGCCGGTAAATTCAGCCTCGCCATGGTCGTCATTATATCATCGTAAAGCTCTTTCACATTCATCCCATCACCCTCTTCAACTTCATGAACTGCCTCTTAAACTCTTCAAACCAGTTTCTGAACTCCTGATTCTTTAGCGTCATCATATACAGTTTCTCTTTCTCCTTTGTGCTCATCAATGCAAGCATTATTCCAACTGACTCCCTGTCGTTCTGCATCAGGTAATCAATCAACTTTTTCATCTTCCTCATGCCATCAATGTCGTTATTCATTACTGCCTTTCCAAGTTCACTCGCTATCTGTAATGATGCAAAGTATCTTGTATCTATGTCCATGCCGCTCCAGTCCTCTGGTCTCTCTATTAACTCACTCAGCTCTGGCAGTTTTATCTTTACAAATGTCTGAAAGTGAGCCCCAGCCTCTGTCCCTACAGTCGCTATTGCAACATGCTCGAGTTCTCTCTGCTCAAGTTTATGACTCACTAACGCTAATCTTGTCCACGCTCTTGGTGTTGCATACTGATTCAACGTCTCAGCATTATCTGGCCTCTGTACAAAGAATTGCCTGTATCTCATTAAGAATGCATACACTCTTCTATCCCAGTCTCCATACTCCTCATCCATATACTTTGCCCATTGCTCCAGCCTTGGAGCCTTCGTAATAAACACTCTCACTCTGTTTATCACTGGTGCAGGTAAATTCGTTGCTACTACACTGTGCTCTGGTTTATTGCCTGCTCCAACTACTAACACATCATCGTTAAGCTTAACAAAACCTACCTTCCTGTCCAGTAGCAATTTATACATCGCAGCCTGCACATCGAGCCTCTGCACATTAGTTATTTCATCTAAAAACAGAATCCCTGCACATGCACTCATTACTTTTGCCCACAATAGTGGCTTATATCTTACATGTCCATCATCATCCCTCGGTATGCCAATAAGGTCTGCTGGTTCAACCTCTGTCAGCCTTATGTCGCAAAATATAAAATACCTGTCTGGCTCCTTCATTACTTCATCTGCAATGTCATCTGTGTACTCAATGAACTCCTTTCCGCTCTCACTTGCTATTTCTTTAGCCAGCTGTTTTACTATTTCACTCTTCCCTATACCCGGTTCCCCAAGTATTATCACACTTGTTCTGTCGCCAACATTATACAGCCTCTTTATCAAATCCTTGAGTTCAACTATTTCGATTTCCATCCTCACTCACCTCTACCTCAGCCTGTATATCGGCTCCCCAAAATAGTATGTCGCCCTCTTGTCACTCAATCTGCACAACCACAGTTCTCCAATTCTGGCCTTGTTCTTGTTCTTAACTATCACATACTTGCCGTCCGTTGCTCTCCCTAATACATCCCCTTCCTTGCCAAGCTCGCTGAAATAAATAAACTCATACACTCCCACCATCCCAACTCACCTCCTAAAAATATAAATTACATCACCTCCCCCACAACCGGCTCCACAACTAAGAATCTGTATTTCACTTGCCTTAGCTCTTCCTCACTCAATACTTTGCCCTCTGGGAGTCGCTGTAATAACTGGAATACTACCAACTTATCACCGTACTCTATCTTCACCTCAATCCTGTTCACTGGAACCTCAATTCCAAGTATCTGGCTTATTATTTTCGCTGTTGATTCGTGCCCAATAGCACTCACAAACCCTTTGCTCAGCAACTTCTTTATCCACTTAATGTCTTCTGGATATATTAAAATCAATTCTCTCTCATGCCTCAGCATATTCAAACTGAATGCGTTAGAAATGTACACTGTCATTCTTCCTCACCCCCTAAAAAAGTTATCCACAGAGTTTTAGTAAACTCAAACTCGTTGTCAAAGTTGTTTATGTCCACTTTAATTATCACGCTGTCGCCACTTACTCTGTATTCAAATATTGCACTGTAGTCATCGTCCTCATTGAATCTTACGCCCTCGATTATTTTTCTTGTCTCAATCTCGTTTGATATTACGTACGCATACTCAATTTTTCTGAACCTTGAAAGCCATGAACTTCTGTAATACTGAGTCTCAATTTCATTGCCCACTTTTTCGTTATAATTGAAAACTATCGTGTCTGCAGACTCAAATTCACTCAATAGTTCGTCCAAAACTTCCTCGTCCAGCTCCTTTACCTCTCCTCCAATCGCAACCCATCTATAATTCCTCAACTCATCAACCAACTCTTCCACACCACCCATATTCTTTTCCACCATCCTTCCCATTTTATCACCCCCTCCTTTTTGTTTTTTAGTTATTATGCAATAGGTGGTATATATAGTTTTCGTTTTTTGCCTGCTCTAAAAATTCCCGCTACTCAATGTCTCGTATAGCTCATCGTATCCTTCTGCAAGCTCTTCTACTTGTTTTTTCAGTTCTTCAATTGTCTTTTCAAGCTCTTCAACTGTCCTTCTTAGTTTTTCATTCTCTTCCTTAAGTCTCTCATTCTCTTCCTTAAGTTTTGCTATATCATCCATTCCCATCGCACATCACCCCCACACAATTCAAGAATGCAGAATATACTCAAGGTCTTCTCGTCTTTTTCGCAAAGCATCTAACTCTTGCCTTAACTGAATATACTCCTTTGCA